GTGGCGGTAACGGTGGCAACGGTGGTGGCAACGGTGGCGGTGGTAATGGAGGAGGTGGAGGAGAGTGAAATCCTTCTACGACTTTTATGAAGAAGCAATGGCAGCACCAACTAATTCTGTAGGTGGTGGTCAGATAGCAGGTACAGTTGAAGCAGGTGATGATCCACCAAAGAAAAAGAAAAAGAAGAAAACATATGCATATGGTGGTAGGGGATCACGTAAAATGTGGATGAATAATAAATAAATTGGAAGTAAAAATACTTAGTCGTGGACGATAATACGAATGTAAATGCAGCAATATTAGAGAGATTAGAAAAAGTTGTTCAATCTCTGCAGGAGAACTCTGTCAAAATGGGAGAACTTCTTGCAGTTCATAATGAGAAGTTAGATAAGCAAGATCGTATTGATGCAGTTTTATTTGAGAAGATAGATGGATTGCACAAGGATATGGATCGTGCAACAGATGAAATTAAGAAAGGATGTGAAAGAGATATACGTTTAGTTGATCAACGTCTTCGTACAATGGAGAAAAAGATGTGGACTATTGCAGGTGCATTGACTGTAATTAGTTTTGTTGTATCTCCTATCGGACAGAGATTTATGAGATCATTGACAGTACCAACAACATCGAGTATAATACAAGTAAAGTAATTACTATAGAATGAGTGAAGTTGAATTTAAGAAGCATCGTGTGTTTCGTGAGACACAGGATGTTATTTTTTATGATATATCTGTAGATGAATCAAACGCTGCTGACCTTGTAGTTCATACAGGTACTGCTGTATCACCTCCTGATGACACTGTAGGAGCGAAACAGTTTTACCTTCACGAATATCAAGATGACTATAATCGAGTCGTCTCAGGGGAAAGAACCTTTGAATTAATTAATTTAGATTGGAAATATCGTTATCATATTGTACATTTGAATCGTCAGAGTGGTGCATTACTCATACCACGAAATACATATCATCGTTCAATATCAGGTGAGAATGGTTCAATCGTAATCAATCAGGCAAAAAGGTATGAGGGTTTTGATTCTTCAAAAGAGTTTATACCAAGGTCTTGTGCAATCGATCCTGATTTATATGCTATACTGTTGGCAGAAAAACCTATCATTCATACTTTAGGTGAGTAATGGATATCATTGATTCCAAATATATTGGTCTCGTATCCTCAAGACTTCAGAAGTTTAAAAGAGTCAAACCAAATCTTTTTAACTTTCGTTGTCCTATTTGTGGTGACTCTCAAAAACATAAGAATAAAGCAAGAGGATATTTTTATCAGGTTAAGACAAATACAAACTTTAAGTGCCATAACTGTGGTGCAAGTTCTTCATTTAATAATTTTTTAAAACAAATAGATTCAACTCTTCATAAACAATATACTATGGAGAAGTTTAAGGAAGGATTTGCAGGTGGTAGAAACTTTGTTGTTGAAGAACCTAAATTAGAATTTAAGAAACCAGTATTCAGAAAGAAGTTAGATTTACCAAAGGCAACTGAAGTTCCAATCGCAAAGGAATATCTTGAAAAGAGAAAATTAGATCCGTCAAAATTTTACTTTGCCTATAAGTTTAAAGAGTGGACAAATACACAAAAACAGACCTTTGACACTATCGGTAGGGATGAAAGTCGCATCATTATACCAATGTATGATGAGGACAAAATACTTATCGGATTTCAGGGTCGAAGTCTAGGTCCTAACTCTGTTAAATATATCACTGTGATGATTAATGATAATGCTCAAAAAGTTTACGGACTCGATCAAGTTGATAGTCAAAAACCCATATACATCATTGAAGGACCCTTCGATGCGACCTTGGTACAAAACAGTGTTGCTATGTGCGGCTCCGATCTTGATATTAGGTCGTTTGGTTGGAGCGATTGTATTTACGTTTATGATAATGAACCTCGCAACAGAGAAATCGTCAACAGAATCGACAAAACCATTAGTGGAGGATACAAAGTAGTAATCTGGCCAACATCTGTTGTTGAAAAGGACATCAACGATATGGTGTTAGGTGGACATAACATCATGAGTGTGTTAGAATCAAATACATACTCTGGTTTACAAGCAAAAGTAAAATTTAACAATTGGAAAAAAATATGACCAACGGAACAAAGGTTAAAAAGCGAAATGGTGCGATAGAACCATTGAACCTTGAAAAGATGCACGTAATGGTTGAATTAGCGTGTAAGAACCTTGCAGGGGTCTCTGCGAGTCAAGTAGAAATACAATCAGGTATACAGTTCTATGATGGTATTTCAACAGGGGAGATACAAGAAATATTAATCCGTTCAGCAAGTGATTTAATAGATTTAGACCATCCAAATTATCAGTATGTTGCAGCAAGATTATTATTATATTCTGTTAATAAACAAATTTTTGGTAGATTACACGATCATCCAAGACTTATTGATCACGTTAAGAAGTGCGTAGATGCAGGAGTATATGATAAAGAGTTACTCGATTTGTATTCTGAAGAGGAATTTGTTAAACTCGAAACATTTATAGACCATGATAGAGATTATTTGTTCACATATGCTGGACTTCGCCAAGTGGTCGATAAATATTTGGTACAAGACAGAAGCACAGGAGCACTATATGAGTCTCCACAATTCATGTATCTTTTGATATCTGCTTCTATATTTTCAAAGTATTCACCCGAAATCCGATTAGACTACGTTAAAAAGTATTACAATGCCATTTCCAAACACAGAATCAACATCCCAACACCAATCATGGCGGGAGTCCGCACACCCCTTCGGCAGTATGCGTCTTGCGTTCTGGTTGATATTGACGACACCTTGGATAGTATTTTTAGTTCTGACATGGCCATTGGTAAGTATGTCGCACAAAGGGCTGGTATTGGCATCAACGCTGGCAGGATCAGGGGGATCAATGCTAAAATCAGGGGTGGAGAAGTTCAACACACAGGTGTCGTCCCGTTTCTCAAAAAGTTTGAATCAACTGTCAGATGCTGCACTCAAAATGGCATCAGAGGTGGATCAGCAACTGTCCACTTTCCAATCTGGCACCAAGAAATAGAAGATATAATAGTTTTAAAGAACAATAAAGGAACAGAAGATAACAGAGTTCGTAAATTAGACTATAGTATTCAATTAAGTAAATTATTTTATGAAAGGTTCATTGAAAATAAAAACATTACCCTTTTTTCTCCTCATGATGTGCCAGGGCTTTATGATAGTTTTGGTACTGAATCTTTTGATGAACTATACATAAAGTATGAAAATGATGAATCAATACCAAAGAAAAAGTTAAATGCTCAAGAACTTATACTTGACCTGTTGAAAGAAAGAGCAGAAACTGGTAGAATGTATTTAATGAACATTGACCATTGTAATTCTCATTCATCTTTCACAGATAAAGTTGAGATGAGTAATTTGTGTCAAGAGATTACATTACCAACTAAACCCATACAACATATTGATGATGAAACTGGAGAAATTGCTCTCTGTATCCTTAGTGCTATTAATATTGGCAAAATTAGGGATGTTCAAGATCTTGAAACTCTTTGTGATCTTAGTGTTCGGAGTCTTGATGAACTCATTGATTTTCAAGGATACCCCGTCAAAGCAGCAGAGATCGCTACACGAGCAAGACGTTCACTTGGTGTCGGATACATTGGACTTGCACACTATCTTGCCAAACAAGGTGTTAAGTATGATGATCCAAAAGCATGGGAATTGGTACATGACTTAACAGAAGCATTCCAATATTATCTCATAAAGTCCACAGTGAACCTTGCAAAAGAAAAAGGTGCATGTGAATATTCTGATCGTACTAAATATGCACAGGGTATATTACCGATTGATACTTATAAAAAAGATATAGATGAGATCGTTCCTAACAAATTAAAATATGATTGGGAATCTCTTAGAGCACTTGTCTTGGAACACGGAGTTAGGAACTCAACACTGTCCGCACAGATGCCATCGGAGAGCAGTTCCGTTGTGTCAAATGCCACAAACGGAATCGAACCTCCTAGAGGATACTTGTCCATTAAAAAATCAAAGAAAGGACCTCTTAAGCAGATTGTTCCGCAGTATAAGTCTTTGAAAAATTCATATACTTTACTTTGGGATATGAAGGACAATAGTGGGTACATCAAAATTGTTGCAGTAATGCAAAAATTCTTTGATCAAGCAATCTCTGGAAACTGGTCTTATAATCCACAACACTTTGAAGGTTCTGAAGTTCCCACAAGTGTAATGGCACAAGATCTTTTAACTACATATAAGTACGGTTGGAAAACATCTTACTATCAAAACACCTACGATGTTAAGACAGATGAGGTTGAAAGTGATATTGAAACACCAAATACCCAATTAGATAACTTAATCGAGGACATCATGTGCTCGACGGATCAGGAGGAAGCTTGTGAAAGCTGTGCAATTTAAAACAAATTCTACAAGGAGATACAAAGTGGTTGATTCCATGACTGTATTCAATACAGAGAAAGTTGACACTAAAAAACAACCCATGTTTTTTGGTGCACCTTTAGGTGTTCAGAGATACGACTCTTATAAGTATCCTGCATTTGAGAATTTAACTAAATCACAATTAGGATATTTCTGGAGACCAGAAGAGGTATCCTTACAGAAGGATCGTGGTGACTATCAATCACTAAGACCAGAACAAAAACATATATTTACATCAAACTTAAAGTATCAAGTGATGCTTGACTCTGTGCAAGGTCGTGCACCTGGCATGGCATTTGCACCATATTGCTCTCTACCTGAGTTAGAAGCATGTATGAACGTATGGCAGATGATGGAAATGATTCATTCACGTTCATACACATACATTATGAAGAACGTATATTCCGATCCAAGTGAAGTGTTTGATACTATACTTGAAGATGATAGAATACTTGAACGTGCATCAAATGTGACTGGTGCTTATGATAATTTTGTAAACCAAGCACATCAATATGATCAAAGTAATTGGTGGAGAGAAGATTGGAAGGGTAGTTACAATTCTGAACTTGAAAGAAAAGAATTAAAAAGAAAACTTTATCGTGCTGTTGCTAATGTCAATATTCTGGAAGGTATTCGTTTTTATGTTAGTTTTGCCTGTTCCTTTGCATTTGGTGAACTTAAACTTATGGAGGGAAGTGCAAAGATCATCTCCCTCATCGCAAGAGATGAAAATCAACATCTTGCTATCACCCAAAACATTTTAAATAATTGGAGAAAAGGTGATGACCCAGAGATGGTTGATATTGTAAAAGAAGAAGAACAGTGGTTGATTCAAGCATTTAAAAATACTGTTGATGAAGAAAAGAGATGGGCAGAGTATCTTTTCAAAGATGGAACTATGATTGGATTGAACGATAAACTACTACAACAGTATGTTGAGTGGGTAGCAAATCGTAGAATACGTGCGATTGGATTCAAACCAATCTATGATGTACCTGCAAGAAACAATCCATTACCTTGGACAGAGCATTGGATTAGTTCTAAAGGTTTACAAGTTGCACCACAGGAGACAGAGGTAGAATCTTATATCGTTGGAGGTATCAAACAAGACGTAAAGAAAGATACGTTCTCAGGATTCAAGTTATAAGACAAGAGGGTTTATACCCTCTTTTTTATTGACTACATAGAATTGTGATGTTATAATTAAATGACTAAAGAAGTTGATTATGAAAACCCTTGGATTTACGAAGGTAATCCTTTTACCTCTGATGATATCGGGGACTATTATGGGTTCGTCTATCGCATCACCAATACCACCACTCAGAGGTCCTACATCGGAAGAAAGTACTTCGTGCAGAAGAGAAAACCCAGAGGAGCAAAGAGAAGAGTTACAAGCGAGTCGGACTGGAAGCGATACTTTGGAAGCTCTGAAGAACTTAAACAGGATATTAAGTGCATTGGTAGAGATTCTTTCCGAAGAGAAATCTTAAGTCTTCATACAACACTCGGACAAGTAAACTATGAAGAAACAAAACAACTGTTTCTTCACAATGTGTTAACTGAGGCACTTGACGATGGGACTCCAAAGTATTATAATAGCAACATATTAGGACGCTACATGCGTAAAGATTATGGTAACTTTGAAACAAACACTGCGAAGAACTCGTGAATGGTCTATAGATAGAATGGAGACCTTAGTTCCTATAGGAGATAAGCATGCATTATATAAAGAGTTTGAGGAATGGATAGATATGGATGATCCAGAGCATGATATATACTCACTCGCATACTTCGGTGAGGACAGTGAGTATGACATATAAGTACTCACCTCATCAGATGTTACTTCGACAAGAGGCACTTAAAATACTTTTAGGACAGTTTGGTGCTAAAAATAACGAAAGAGGTTTGCCTAAATATCAAAGTCATATCATATATGAATGTGCCGAACAGTGGGTTGCAGCAGGTAATTTAAACTGTGATGGCATTATCAAACATTTTCTGAGTTATTATGGAGGTTACAATGCAGAAAATTATTAACGGAATTGCTATTTTCTCAGGTGCAGTGGCACTTGGTATAGTTGGTCTTGGTGGATATGTATTCATTCGCAAGGATGCAATCATTGACAATGTTAAAAGTAAGATTATGGAATCTGTCTTACCCGGTGGAATCGGAGGATCACTTGGTAGTGGTGCACTTGAAGGTTTAG